GTTTAGATATTTAGAGTTTAATAATCTACGTTTAAAAGTTGAAGAACTTTTGGCTAGAATCACTTATCGTTACACACAACAAACTTTACTAGGTGCATCTTCTGATGATGATTTAGAAAATATGTACGAAAGTAATGATTTAAACATAGAAGTAAACATAAAAGAACTAACAGAAAAAGTAAATGAGCATTGTAAGTTTTTATTAAAATGTGCTAATGCCAAAAAAACTTTTGCTGGTGGATTAACACAACAAGACTTTAAAATGTTGTCTTTCTTATATTTTTATATGATAGATAATTATGGTAAAATTAAAGTTGATGATTATGTTGTGTTTATGAAAGCATATAGAAATGCTTTTTTATTAATATCAGATAATAGTAAAAAATACGGTAATATAAAAATCAATGAATATAAAGATATTGATTTTGATGATAGAGGTCTAATGGTATCAGAAGCATTTACAAAATATTTAGGTGCTCCTCACCACGAGAAGAAAATTAAACAAACGGTAATTTGGTTACTTGAAGTGTTTAATTTTAAAAAATATGTGACAATACAAGATGTTAAGAGATCATATACAAAAAAAGAGAGAGAAACAAAACTATCAGAACAAAACTGGTTATGTTTTATTGATGGTTTACCACTTTCTTTGAGTGAGGCTGAAGCTGCTCACATAGATAGCCATTCTGGTGGAGGTAGATCCACTATGGAAAATATGGTAATGGTTAGAAAAAATCATAATCAATCTATGGGAACTATGAATTTAAATAACTATAAAGTAATGTGGTTAGAAAATAATAGAAAAGCTAGTTAAGTTAACTATAATAAAAGTCCGAATGAGAGTTGACTTATTCGGACTTTTGTGTTATAATGAGAGATTACAATATAAGGAATAAAATATTATGGCTAAAAAAGAATTTAAATTTGTAGATTTAGATAAGAAGAACTTACCTGTGACCGTAGGTAAAAAAGTAAACGGTTTTAGATTTTATGAAATTGATGGTAAAGCATACCCATCTATCACAACTGTATTAAGTATTCGTTCAAAAGAAGGATTACAAAAGTGGCGTGATAGTATCGGTGAGAAAGTTGCTAATTGGGAAATGGGAAGAGCGGCTCGTAGAGGTAAAGCAACTCACACACTTGTTGAACAATACATTAAGAATGAAACACCATCTATTAGAGATGTACTTCCATTAGGTCTATTCAGACTATTAAAACCATACGTAGATCAAGTTGATAATATACATTGTTTAGAAACCATTATGTATAGTAAGAAGTTAACAATCGCTGGTCAAGTTGATTGTATCGCTGAATACAATGGTAAGTTATCAGTAATTGACTTCAAAACAGCAAACAAAGAACGAAAAGAAGATTGGATTGAAAACTATTTCTTACAGACAACTGCATATGCTATTATGTACGAAGAATTATTTGGTAAACCAATTGAACAAATTGTTATTTTACTTGCCGCTGAAGATGGTACAGTTCAATCATATACTAGAGATAAGAAAGAATACCTAGATAAACTAGGTGTTGCTATTCAGGATTTCTATAAATATTATGAGGAACAGAATAAAAATAAAATAACAGAATAAACTTTTAAGGGTGATTTATTCCTACTTGCTACCTTAAAATGCTAAAGGGAGAACACATGAAGAAACTAATAGCAGTTGTGGTATTATTATTTACCACATTTTGTTATGCAGAAGAAGAACAACGATATAACTTTTGGTGGTCACAATCACCAATGGTTTGTGGTACTCCAAGCGAAGTACAAAAATATGTTGAAAATAATGAATTTACACCAATCAATTTAAGTTTTGGCAGAGAGAGTTCTAATCCTAATGGAGCAATTGTATTCATGGTAACTTATTACATCAATGAATATAATCAAACATTAGCAACTATTGATACACAAGCTGGTACCGAAAGATGTATTATATTTCATACATTTGATTTAAGAATGAATGAAAGTTTATTAGGAGAAAAAGGCGCTTAATAACATTGACATTTTGATTTTATTATGATATATTATAAGAGTTATAACTGTGGTGGTGAACACTAGCGTTAGTAGCCACCCAATAAAGGAATGATATGAAAAGTAAAGAATTTAGTTTGAAGATTGAACAATTAGTAAAAGACTTAAAATTAACACATATGGAAGCTGTTATTCATTACTGTGAAGAAAATAATGTAGATCCAGGTACAGTCGGTTCCCTTATATCCAAATCACTAAAAGAAAAAATACAAGTAGAAGCTACGGATAAAAGATTATTAAGCTTACCTAGATGTGGAGTATTGCCATTGTAATGTATGGAGGATTTGATGTATATAAAATTTACTTGGGAGTTAAATTGCATTTTACATCTAAATCATATGACTATATCAAGTATGGAGGAAAAGTCAATGCCAAACTTGACACATTTACAAAAAGAAAGGATAGATACTTCTTTCATAAATTAAGTACAAGATATGGAAAAGATGAAATACTTGATTTCTTTGTTGCTAACTTTCTTGCAGATAGCAAGGGATGGATTGGTAATTTGTTACAGAGAGATGGTAAAGATGTTTACATGGATTTTAAGAAACGTAAAGAAGCATTTACCTATCACTTTAGAAGTGATTGCGTATGTATTAGTGATGACTTTACTGTTCGTGGTATTTCTTTTGATAATGGTCTTCATGCTAATAGTGGACAGCATCCTAGACTTTTACAATTGTTTCTTCAAAAAAAAGTATCCTATCAGTCGGCAGTTGTACTTGACCACTACTTGTCGTTTGTGCGTAATTGGAATAAAGAAATTAAAGAAACTTTTGTATGGCCTGAAATCGCATCTAAGATTACCAGATTAAAACCATTTGTTAATTTTAATGTGACTGAATGTAAATTAATTATGAAAGAGATTTTTGTAAATGAGTAATAATACAATACCAGAATCAAATAAGATTGGCGATAAAGTTATTGATAGAATCTATGGTGATCTTCACGGCACATTAAAATTAATAATGAAAGACGGTTCCGAGTATGATGGTAAGATAGATAAACGATCAATTAAATTAGATGATGGAACACTTGGACACGTTTATAATGTAAAAAACAAATGGTTTGATAGAATGGGTTTACCTATTAACAAACCTGATAATTTGGTAACAAGAGATGGCAACTAGAGTTTTCTGTATCGGGAATGGTGAGAGTAGACAGTCAATAGACTTGTTGAAGTTAAGACCTCATGGTAAGATTTATGGTTGTAATGCTTTGTATAGAGATTTTACACCAGATGTATTGACAGCTGTTGACCATGGAATTATGCATGAGATATATCATAGTGGTTATTGTGATAATAATGAAACTTGGTTAAGAAATTGGACAAAAGTACCAGCGATGACATATCACTCATTAGTGTATGCTAATATGAATCCAAGTGATAAAGAACTTGTAGAAAAATATTCATCTAATAAAATAGAAAACAAACGAGGCGATAGACAAGAGTTTGTATTTCATGGATCAAACCTAGCAGGTACAGTAAACATTTTAAAAAAGAAATTAGAAAGAAATGAAATTATACAAAAAGAAGTTAATAATTCATTGACACACGTAAGTTGGATAAAAGAAAATGATAAGTCAAATAGTTTAGATGATTTAGTTGAAGGTCAAAGAGATAGAGGTTGGGCATGTGGCGCTACAAGTGGACGAGTTGCAACCATAAAAGAAAAAGATTTAACAGAGATGTATTTGATCGGACACGACTTGGTAAGTGATACACATAAGATAAACAATATGTACAAGGGTACAAAATACTATGGAGTACCAGAAGCTTCACCAATACCATCTGTCAATTGGATTAATCAATGGAAAACATTAATGACAGAAAACCCTAAAATACAATTCTATAAAGTCAATCCTGATGGAAATAGTGGTAAAACACCGGTAAGTTCAACTATATCAGAGTGGACTGGTTTAAAGAATTTAGAATATATGTCGTTTGAAATGACACTTGACAAATTTAAATAAATGTGTTATAATGACCACAACTATTATAAATAACTATGATACCGATTAAACAGGTAACACAAATACAACAATACGATAATACATACAAAGGAGATATAATATGGATTTCGACACGTTAAAACAATCGTCAAGTAACTTTGACAAACTTACAAAAGCCATCGAGGCTAACCTCAATCCTGAGGACAAAGATAAAAACAAATCAAAATACCAAGACGACAGATTTTGGAAACCAGAGTTAGATAAAACTGGTAATGGTTATGCTGTTATTAGATTTTTACCTGCAGTTGAGGGTGAAGACTTACCTTGGCAAAGAGTATGGTCACATGCATTCCAAGATGTAGGTGGTTGGTATATTGAAAACTCATTAACAACTTTAAACCAAAAAGACCCTGTCAGTGAAGAAAACACTAGACTATGGAATACAGGTTTAGATAGTGATAAAGAAATTGCTAGAAAGAGAAAAAGAAAATTATCTTACTATGCAAATATTCTTGTTGTGAGTGACCCTAAAAATCCTCAAAATGAAGGTAAAGTTGCTTTATTCAAATTTGGTAAAAAGATATTTGATAAAATTACAGAAGCAATGCAACCAGCATTTGAAGATGAAAAGCCTATGAACCCATTTGATTTTTGGAAAGGTGCAAACTTTAAACTAAAGATCAGAAAAGTTGATGGTTACTGGAACTACGACAAATCTGAATTTGAAGGCGTTTCACAAATTAAAGAGAGTGACGAAGATATTAAGAAATTATGGTCTTCTCAACACCCTCTAAAACCATTTCTCGCACCCGATAATTTTAAGACCTATGACGAACTCAAAGAGAAACTGAATAGGACGATTACAGGTGTAAGAAGTACAACAACTGCTGATAAAGTAGACCTCCCACCTCAAACCAGCAATGTTGTAAAAAGTAATGAAGCAAATACTTCATCTACAGCTAGTGATGATGACGATACGTTATCTTATTTTAGTAAATTAGCTGAAGAGGAGTAATCTCTCTCTCACTTCATATAACTTTAGGGGTGTCGTAGAAATACGGCACTCCTTTTTCGTATAAATATAGACATGGCTATTTCAATCCTAGATCCTTTAAAAGATAAACAAGGTGGTGTTCGTAAGAGCGCTGAATGGTATAGAAAAACTGTATCTGACTTGGGTGATAGAATAACTGCTAGAAAACTAATGAATAGTGGTAAATTAAATGGTATTCCTAGTAGAGGAAGATTAAATATGTTCTTCTACGACCCTAAATATAAGAAGACACTACCTTTGTATGATACATTTCCACTTGTATTACCATTGGAAACAATTCCAGGTGGTTTTATGGGAATGAACTTTCATTATATTAGACCACTACAAAGAGTTAGTTTGTTAAACAACTTACAAAGATATGCATCTGGCGGTATGAGTAAGAATACAAGAATAGACGCAACCTACGATGGCATTAAAAATGTGGGTATTGCTAGAAACACAATTAAGAAATATTTGTACAATCATGTTATGTCTAATTTTTTAAGAGTAGATTTTGATGAGGCAGCATTAGCAGTAATGTTACCTGTACAACAATTTAGAAAAGGACAACCATACTAATGGCTATTTTACGTGGTGGAAAAAGAATTGGTGGATTTGATGTACGAATAGGTTTACCTAGAGACAGATCATTAGAAAATGTGGAAAACGATCCACGATTAAGACAGAAAGCTGGTGGTAATCCAGAAACGACAATGGGTCGTTTTCAATCATACATAAACGAAGCAGAAGGCTTTCAAAGAAAAGCAAGGTTCTATGTAGAGTTTGGTATGCCAAATGGTGTAACATCAGGAAATGCTGTTGGTGATACAGATTTACAAGGTGATGATGAAACACAAGGTTTTTCAACAAGTGTTGATACTCATGCTATGAGAACAGACACAACCAAAAGACGTGTACAAGCATTCTGTAATGAAATATCAATGCCTAATAGAGAGGCAATTACAAAAGAGATCAGACATAATGGTCCAACAAGAAAATTCATTTACGATTACACTTCAGCACCTATTACAGCAACATTTTATACAGATAAGTTTATGAGAGAAAGAACTTATTTTGAGATATGGCAAAAGGCAGCATTCAGTAATGTTACACATAACTATAACTATTATAATGACTACGTTGCGCCAGTAGATATATTTGCTTTAGGAAGTTATGCTAGTAGGCAAGAAAGAGATGACGTAACTTATGGCGTAAGACTATTCGATTGTTATCCAAAAACAATTAGTGAAGTTTCATTTGCTCATGCGTCTAATGATGTACAGACATTTACTGTTACATTTGATTTTAGATATTGGGTAAATTACTTTATTGATAGAGCAGGAGAAATACAAGTAGGAGCATCAGAATTTAAACAACCAACTGTAAAACGAGCAGGTGGAGTGTTTGGTGGCTTGATAAGTAAGTTACCACCAGAAATAAGACGAGCTGGTAGAGATGTGTTAAATGAATTGAGAAGACGAGCACCGATTGGTAGAATTACTGGTGGTAGAGTTTTCCCACCGTTTAAGATACCACCACTAAATATATAATACATTAAGGAGATATTATGGCGTTACCAAGTGTAGAAGTACCACGATATGAATTGACACTACCATCACAAGATGTAAAGATTCAATTTAGACCATTCCTAGTTAAAGAAGAAAAACTACTTCTGATAGCGATGGAATCAAAAGATAATAAAGAAATAGTTTCAGCTACAAAAGAAATTTTGAAAGCATGTACATTTGATAAGTTAGACATAGACAATTTACCTATGTTTGATATAGAGTATATTCTATTACAAGTTAGATCAAAGTCTGTAGGTGAAATTTCAAAATTTAGAGTTTTATGTCCAGACGATAAAGAAACTTTAACAGAAGTAGAATTAGATTTGTCAACTGTAAATGTAAATGTAGATGATGAACACACAAATAAAATTATTGTTGACGAAACAAGAAATTTAGGTTTAGTATTAAACTATCCAACGTTGAATATAAGTCAGGCTGGTTTTGACATGGACGATACAAATATAGATGCTGTCTTTGACGTAATCATATCAAGTATTGACCATATCTATGAGGGAGATAAAATATATCCTGCGAAAGATAGTACAAAAGAAGAACTTAAAGAATTTGTTGAGTCAATGTCGCAAGAAGTGTTTAAGAAAGTAAAGAACTTTTTTGATACTATGCCACAATTAAGACATGAAATTGAAGTTGAAAACCCTAAAACGAAGATAAAGAGTAAAGTAGTCTTTAGGGGATTACAAGATTTTTTTCAATAAGCCTCTCCCACACCAGCTTAGAGGCATACTTTGAAACAAATTTTGCATTGATGCAACATCATAAATATTCATTGACTGAACTTGATAATCTTATACCATGGGAAAAAGACATATACGTTAATATGTTAGTAAGTTACATTAAAGAAGAAAACGAAAAACGAAGACGAGAGGCAAACAAATAATGGAAGAAATAAAGGTTGCAGAACCTAAACAAAAGATACAAGTAGATTTAGAGGTAGACACATCTGTTAAAGATTTAGGTGTTAACCCATACGCAAAATTAATACATATGGCGAGAGCTGTTGATGCATGGAGAATATTTCCAAGGTTGTTCTTAACAGTTTACATAATCTTATTATATAAGTGTGTCATATGGTATATGAACCTAGGTGCGCCTACAATGGAACAAAGTGGTTTAATTAGTATCGTAGTTGGTGCTGGTGCTGCTTGGTTTGGTTTATACACAGGAACAAGTAAGAGTAAAAAATAATGTTACCATCAATGGCCAAACTTGAAGAAGAAGGACAGATACAAGAGATTGTAAAAGAAATAGGTACTGCTATATTTAAAAGTGCACAGGTATCTATGGAGTCTGCTGCGAAAGCAGTTGTTCCAAGTGTGCCTGACATGGTAGATGAAATTTTAGATGATTTAAAAAGTGGTTCTGTAAGAACATTTAATATTGCATTAGACAAATTAGATAAGTTGGTACAGAAGTTAGGTATTGATTTAAAAGATTATAGTAAAGAACTTGCTAACTTTCAAACAAAAAGAGAAGAAAAATTAATTAGATCAGAAGAAAAATTACAAACTTTAAGAGAAAAGAATATTGTTGCTACGATAGAAAAATCTGGTGAGATAAAAGTATTATCAAAAAGAGAAATAGAAACAAAACAAAGTAATTTAAGATCAATCGAAAAGAGTATTGCTAAAGAAGAAAAACTATTAGAAAAAGAAACAAAACTATTACAAGAAAGTAATAAGTTAAAAACAAATAGTGTTAAGCAAACAAGACAAGATATAGAAAAGAGAAGCGAATATATCAAAGAGCTACAACAGAAAAGACAAGATGAAGTTGAAATATTAGGACAACGTTCAGAAGAAAAACCTGGTATCTTACAAAGAGGTAGAGAAGCAGTCGGTGGATTTGTAGAAGAATATGTTCCCACTCCTATTGCTGAAGTTGGTAGTGCTTTCGTAGATGGATTAACTGCACCTATATCTGCTATGAAAGATTTAGCAAGTACATTTGGTGGACTATTGAAACCATTAAAACTATTAAAACCTTTATTTACAGGAATAGTTGGTGCGTTAAAGAAATTGATGACAGCGATTATGGCTTCAATGGTATCTTTTCTTCCTATGATTTTAATTGGTGCAGCAGTTGTCGCTGCTGTTTTAGGCATCATTGCTATATTTAAAAAATTAAAAGAATATATTGCAGAAAGTTGGTTAGGTAAACTATTTGGCATGGACGAAGAAGGTAAGAAAAAAGAATTGAAAGATAGAGAAGAAGGCACTGGTAAATATCAAAATTTAGATGAAGGTTTTGATAGTGCAATAGATAGTCAGTTTCAACCACAAAGTGCTTTACCAAAAGTATTACCAGAGAACGATACAAAAGGTAATATGTTATTTGCTTCTAAAAGTAAAGTTACTGCAATGGATACTGGTTCTATTATACCTACTAATGATAATGCATCTAAATCAAATAATACAATAGTCAATGCTCCACAGGCTAATAATGTGGTAAACAATTCTACTTATGCTGGTGGGTTAACTGGTGTAAGAAATAATGACCCATCTATACATAAATCGTTTGTGGCTGTTTAGTAAACACCTAAGTCTTTTTCAGTAATCAACTTAAACTCAGCTCCATTATCCTCACAATAAGATTGTGCTGCTTTCCATTTTGCTTGATTTTTGATATACTCGAATGACTCACGCATAAATGACTTTGTTTTCTTCTTAGGTGCCTTTGGTGGGTTACATTGACGATATGGTTTAATCTCAATGATAAGTTTCTTACCTTTAATAGTTCTAACAATGAAGTCGGGAAAGTATCTATGGTACTTTTTGTCAATGGGATTGTAATATCTTATTGCTAATTCTTCACTAGCCCAATTAGTTACGTTGACACTGTTGTCACAATATAACATAAACTTACGCTCAAGAAGTGAACGATATACTATTTTAGTAGGATCCCCTACATATTTTTTAGGGTTCGATGGACGGTAAATTCCTTTATATGATTTCTTCATGGTGTTATAAATATTATTAATTACAAGGATATTTAGATGGGTTTTACAAACAAGGTTTCAAACTTAATTAAACAACAGATTTCAAACAATCTAGTTAGTGGTTTAACAAATACTATAAAAGGTAGTCTAGGGCAACCTAAAAAGATTGCTGCTGTATTGGCAAATAAATCACCATTAGATTTATCTCAAAGTCCAGTGGCTCACATGGAAGCAGTAAACAATCCATTTCAATATGGTAATGTGTATTATCCAGAAGAAACAAGTAATTTAGGTGATGGTCATTACATCATATTTGATATTATTGAAAACAATAGATCAGAGTATGGTAAAGCAGTAGGAGACTTTGACACAGGAAAAGTATATCCAAAATCATTAGGTACAGTAGGTGAAGGAAAACTAGCTTCAAACAACCAAAGAAGAATAGATAAACTTGTTGGTCAGGGTTTTAGTAGTGATGGTACATCTGTTATAAGAAAACAGAATACAGGACTTGCCTCAACATATGAAACACATAGTAGATTAGCTAGTAGTATTGTCTTATACTCACCACCACAAAATAAATTTGATTACAAAGTAGGATATGAAAATGTTGACGCAGGTCTCGCTGGTTTGTTAGCAGGTATTATTGATGGTAAAGATAGAATTGGTGCTTTAAAAGACTCTGGTATATCATTTGTAGAAACTATTGCAAGATCAGCTATTGAAATAGTAT